AGCGAACATGGATGATTTGATTCAAAAGTTGCGGGTATTCACCAACGCTGGCACAGCTGATTTTACCGTTAGTTCTGTTACTTATTGGTCAGACGACCAATTGCAGGACGAACTGGACAAGACGCGTAAGAGCGTCAATTATCAATCGATGCAAGCAATCCCCACGTATGGCATTGGTGGCACTGCCACTTATACTGAGTACCGAACCGGGCTGGCTGACTGGGAGAAATCTCCTGTCATACAGGACGAAGGCGGTACAACTTTGACCGCTGGTACTGCCCTTGCTAACTATAGCTTTGATGACAATATCGGTATTGTTACGTTTGTGAGTGATACCGAAGGTAAGACAAGGTACATTACTGGCAACGTCTACAATGTTGAAATGGCAGCCGCGAAAGTGTGGGAACAAAAGGCGGCTTTATACGCGACACAATTTGACTTTAGCACCGACAATCACAGTGTTAAGAAATCACAGGTGATCTTACAGTGTAAAGAAATGGCAAAGTATTACCAGAGCCGGGCGGGTGTAATCCAGGTAGAAATGGTGAGGAGCGATGACACTTTCTAGCAGCGATTTATCCTACATGAGGGACGCGGTTGAATTGTTATTACCTGACACCTGCTACATCCTGACCAATTCAGGTACAGCGGACGGTTCGGGTGGTATCACTAATTCATGGGGTACAGCCACAAGCACGACCGCCTGCAGACTTGATACCATGACGGGTAATTATAAAGACATGGACGGTGCGGTGCAAACCTACAATAAACTTATTCTGAGTACACCTTACGACACAACTATTACCGAGGCAAACCGGGTTTATTATGGCGGCAATACCTACCAGGTGACATCTGTCAATGACGGTTCATGGTTGGCTACTAAACGCGTGGAGGTACAAAAAGTATGAGCATGCCTTCTTTCAAACTAGATACCAGAGAGCTTGACAAGATTGTTCGTGAAATGGACGGCAATAAAAACAAGGTTGGCAGGATGATTGGATTTGAATTACAAGCAGAAGCTAAAAAACGCGCTCCACGTCTCACAGGTGCAATGTCTAATTCGATTTATACTGTAACGAAAGATTATGATGGGTATTCGTTCGCAAGTGGCGCAGCTAAACAGGCAAATCCAAGTGCTATGACACAGGCACATCCAAAGCCTTCAGGTAATGTTTTGGCGAATGTCGGCCCGTGTGTGAATTACGCTGAATATGTGGAATTTGGTACGTCCAGAATGGCAGCGCAACCGTTTCTTACACCAGCCGCGGAGGTTATCTCACAAAAGATAAACGACGGTACATACTGGAGAAAGTTGGTCGAATGAGCGGAGTATTGAATTTAGTATCAACGGCATTATATACCAAGTTCACAGGTGACACGACACTAAAGGCATTGGTATCAAGCAATACCAGCTTCTACGCGATTAAAGCACCTAAGGACACAGCTTATCCGTTTGTAGTGTGGTCTTTGTTATACGGCGGGCCTGAGAATATTACCCCGTCCGACTTACAGAGTCACCTTTATTTTATCAGGGCATACGCAACGAGCGCGGTGACATCCGGGAACATTCACGCGCGGATTGCTTCGCTACTTCACCTCCAATCAATAACCGTGACCGGGTTCACGAATATTTGGTTGTCGCTCGAAGAAGAGTACGAGGGTGAGGAAATTTTACAAACCGGGAATACCGTGTATATGCGCGGTGGTGGTTACAGAATCCGATTGGATAGTTAGGAGAAAATATGGCAACAATAACAGGCAAAGATTTATACCTCTCGTGGATTCATTCAGGTGGCACTGTAGTATTATCGGGAGATTATACACAGTTCACTGATACTCCAAGTGTAGAACTGTTAGACGAAAGCGCGGGTTCTGATGAATACAGAACCTACGTAGCGCGGTTGAAGGATTCGAGTTATGCCTTCTCGGCGCGTTATCAATCCGCTGGTAGTGTTTTAATTAACTCTCTGGCTATGGGTGGATCTGGTACTTTGATTTATCATCCTGAAGGAACAGCATCTGGAAAAGTAAAACGTACAATTCCATCAATCTCACAAGGCGCATCGGTGAATATTCCTTATGCAGGACTTGTTGAGATTAGCTGCACATTCCAGGGTAATGGAGCGATAGTCGATGCCACAAACTGAAGCTGATTTAGTATTGAGCGACGGTAAGCAGGTTGTATTCAACCTAAAAAAAATGTCACGTCAAGAATACCGTGACCTTCACAATCCAGCCTACACAGACGAAAATGATGATCTGGTATTAGCGAAGGTCACAGGTATCGACGTTGAAGAACTACGTGATATGAACATGGAAGATTACAGCCGTTTGATCTGGCAGTTGATTCGCAAGGTTCAACAGCCGACAAACCCTACTTAGGTCGTGCGGTCTATGATGCTTTGACGATAAATGAACCAGCACCACCCGAACTTATTACATGGACATTGGTTGAACGGTTCGGGTGGACGCTGGAATATGCCAAAAGCATAAGCGTCCAGGATTACCACGACCTGATTGCAATAGATGACGCACGACACAAAGCAAGACACAGCGCAATAAAGAAGGGAGTTTAGATGAGCGGATTAATAGGAAAGCTTTGGGTTGAAATTGGTGCCGACACAGCTAAACTTAAAAAAGGGTTAAACGATGCCAAAGACGGTTTAGAGGGTGCAAAACAAAAATTTATGTCAAGCGCCGTTAAAATGGCGGCTTCTATTGCTACTGTAACAGGAACCGCAGTCGCATTATATAAATCTATAAAAGATACCGTCGATGTCACTATGGATTACGCTGCCGAGGTTAGGGATTTACAGCGTGCCAGTGGAATGACTGCCGAAGAAACATCAAAAATCATTCAAGTGTTTGATGACATGGATGTCAGTTCTGAAACACTAACACGGGCGCTCCGTAAAATGTCGCAGGAAGGTATCACGTTCTCTGTTGAAAAAATGGCGGAGATGAGTGACGAATATTTAAAACTTGAAGAAGGTGCGGAGCGTAACAAATTCTTACTGGACAACTTCGGTCGTGCTGGACTTGAAATGGGTAAGGCATTAGAAATCGGTAGCGATGCTATCAAGCAGATGGCAGACGAAATGGACGGTTCACTTATCCTAACACAGGATAGCGTGGATGCTGCCCGTGAATACGAAATAGCAATGGACAATATGAATGATACTGTTATGGGGTTGAAAGTATCAATCGGTAATCAGTTGATTCCTGTACTTACAAAAGCAGCTCAAGCATTTGACGATATGATGAATTATATACCTGATAATATCAACGGACTTGAAGACCTAAACGAACAGGTAAAGTCTGGAAAAATATCATACGAACAATATAAGGCTGGTCTGGATAAAGTTCTTGATTCGCTTCATGTTGCAATCGACGAAGAAGGCGATTTAACTGCGGTTAGAAGGGGAGCAGAGGATGCCGTTAATGCTTTAAAAGATTCAACGTTCTACTATTCAGAAGAAGCCTATAATGCAGCAATGGTAACCCAGAAATGGGATGACCACGAAAAACGACTTGCCGATCAATTTAAATATAAAACAACCCCCGCGATTGATGAACAAACATTAGCAATAGATCGATTAAAAGAATCAACCGAAAAATATAGAACCTTGCTTAGCGGCGCTCTTGGAAACGAGATAAAAGACTTTGAACAAACGACTCGAAATCTAAAAGACGAACTCCTAAAAACAAACGAGGAGATCGAAAAGTTTGCTGGTAAGAAAGACCTGACAGACGACCAAAAAGCAGAACTGGAAGAACTGAAAACAAAGTATGGAGAATTACAGGGCGAAATCAAAGAGACCGCTGATGAACACGAGATTGCCACAAAACGAATATTACTTGATATGATGCAACAGCAAATGGGACTGGATGGTCTATCTCAAAAAGAGCAGGACGTCTTAATGAAAGTCGCTGAGGACTGGGGTCTTATTGATGAATCAACCCTACAGGCATGGGAAACAATGAGAAATTACACAGGTGCCATTGATACCGCTGGTTTATCTGCGGATGAATTAGCAGAGAAATTAGCGAAAATAGAAAAAAATATAGAAGTCAATGTATGGTTACAAGTTCACGGATTAGATGGTATTCAAGCAATAACTCAAATGGGAAGCGGCGGATCTACAGGCGGCGGCTTTGAAGCCAAAGCGCTTGGTGGTGCTGTTCGTGGTGGTCAACCTATCCAATGGGGTGAGTACGGACGTCCTGAAATGCTTATCACACCATCCGGCGGTGGGCAGGTAGTCAATGCACAACAGATTGTCGAAGCGATGCGCTCAAGCGGTATGGACATCGGAAACAAGGGTGTGACAATCCAGCAACAGACAATCTATACCAATACACGAGCCGACCTTATCCAGTACAGTATTGAGCGTGCGAGAGGATACGCATTATGACACTAACAAATTACAAACTATTTGCAATCAGACCGAAGGCGACAACGAACCTTTGTACTAATCCAAGTTTTGAGACAGGCACAACAGGCTGGACTACGGGCGGCACGAACACCATCGCCACAAGTGCAACCGTACAAAGACGGGGCGTGTATTCGTGCAAGTGTACTTATGCAGACAGTACAACCTTTTTATCATATTCAATTACTTTGACAGCCGCTGCTCATACAGGTACAGTAGATATATATATTCCGAGCGGTTATGACGGAACAAAATTAGCGGTACGATTCGCAAGTTTTACGAGCGCAACGGGCTATGTAGTCGGTTATCCCGACATGACATTAACCGACCAATGGCAAAGAGTTAGCACATATATAACACCTGTTGCAGGAGATTTAGCAGGATTTTTATTTGTTGCAGAAGACGGTACAGCACCAACAGTGGGACAGTTTATCTATGTCGACGGCGCACAAATTGAAGTTGCCACAACTGCCACAACTTACCTTGACGGTGACATTGAAGGCAATATCAATACCGGAAACGTGCTTGAATACTACTGGGGTGGACAGGCTCATGCAAGTGTAAGCTATCGTACTGCCAACACGCGTTCGGGCGGTGACTTGATTGACATCTCCGCTTATTGTAAGAATATTTTGTTAGAAGGCTTAGGTGTAGCACCTGTTGACCATGTTGCAGTACCACTTACAAGCGGCGGTGAGACTTATCTATATTCCAATTACACATCGAGATACTTCACACTCAAGGTAGTATTTGAAGGCTCACACATTGGCGACATTCAGGCGAAACGCAAGGCATTATTGAACCTTATTAAGCCGGATGTAACAGGTTACGCGCAACCGCTTGTATTGCGCTACCAGGGTTATACAGCCGCTGGTTTATTAGCGAGCGAACCGGTGGACATTAAGTGTCAGTATATCAGCGGATTGGATAGCGCTCCACAAATGCGATTTGCGCATTTTGCAGATATTACATTTAGATTATCGGACGTTGCGTTAGAAGTTGACGGTGACGTTGGGGCAGGATTGACGCTGAACGCAGAATTGACTGATGCTAATCGCATTGTGTATCAGGACAGGGAAGGTGTATGGCATAGCATGGCAGGAGTGACAACTCATGTTCATGCAATAGCACAACATCCAATAACAAAAGTAATATATATCGGTGGTGAGTTTACAAATGCTGGTGGTGATGCTGATGCTGATTATTTGGCAAAATGGAGTGGAACCGCTTGGGTTAGTGTTATCGCTGGTATTAATGGAATAGTAAGAGCATTAAAATTTGACGCAGCCGGAAATTTATATATTGGTGGTAATTTCACTAATTTAGGGGATGCAAATGGCGACCTAATGGTTAAATGGGACGGTTCTAGTGTATCATCTTTAGGAACTGGGCTTGCTGCCGTCGCGGCAGTTTATTCAATTGATATTGATAGTTCTGGAAATGTATATGCTGGTGGTAGCTTTACAAGCGCCGGTGGGGTTGCTGATACAGGAAAAATAGCTATGTGGAATGGCACGACCTGGAGTAGTGTTGGGGCTGGTGCAGTAACGGGCAATGTTATTAAAGTAAAAATAGATAATAATGATAATGTTTATATTGCCGGAGATTTTACAAACGCTGGTGATGCAAATGGAGATTATATTGTTAAGTGGAATGGTTCAAGTTTATCAAGTCTTAGTACTGGATTAAACGATGTTTGTTATTCAATTTGCTTTGATGATTCAAACAATGTTTATTTATCTGGCTCATTTACAAGCGCTGGTGGTGTTACCGTTGCTGGAATAACTAAATGGAATGGTAGCAAATTTATTGCTTTGGGATCTGGATTAATCGGTGGTCACGCACAAGATTTAGCATTTATAAATAACAGAATTTATCTTGGTGGTACTTTTACAGGTGCAGGCGATGTTGTGCTATCGGATAAGGTTGCAATATATATTGGAAGCGGAATTTATACACCCTTAGATATAAATTTACCGGGATCAGCTCAGGTTTACTCATTGTTTTTAGACCATCAAGATAATATATATCTTGGATATACTACATCAGGCACTGCAACAGTAGCAGGTGTGACAACCGTCAATAATCCATCAGCCACATCCTACCCGGTGCTAGACTTTACAGGTATCGGACAAGTTCAACAGGTTCGCAATTACAACACAGGCAAAGCGTTCTTTTTCAACAGCCTCACTCTACTTTCAGGCGAAGTTGTAACGCTTGACTTACGTCCTGATAAGCTGACTATGACGTCAAATTTCAGGGGCAACGTAAAAGGCTACTTAGTGAAGGGCAGTAATCTGGACTTTCCACTTATACCTGGTGATAACAAAATCGCCGTATTTATGACGGGTACAGATGCAAGCTCTGGAGGAGTGCTAAAGTACAAAACACGCTTGCACGGATTGGACGCGGCTCAATATGAGTAAATATCAGGTAGTTATCAAAACAGATAATGGGCTTGAAATAAAACGCCTGACACAGTTCAACAGCTTACGGGCTGGAAGATTTGACAGGGCAATCATGCCTTGTGAGATTGTGATACCGCAAACGCTGACACCGAACGATTTCAGCAAGGATATGATTGTCGAGATTTGGCGCGATAATGGGGACGGTTCGATTACACTGGACGGTGAAACGGGTTACTTTCTAAGACGTTGGGACTTCTACCGTGACAGTGAAGGCAAGGATATGATATACCTGTACGCCCTTGATAGCAATTACATCCTTGACGGGCGCGAAGTAGAGTATGACGCTGATTCGTCACAGGCTACTAAGTCGGGCGTTGCGTGTGATGTGATAAAAGAGATTATTGATGAAAACTTTGTTAGTGACGCGGTAGATACATCCCGCAATCTGGCAGCGACTTATTTCACCATTGACGGTGATGACGGGGCTGGTGGTACTGTTACTAAGGCATTCTCGAGACAACAGGTGTTATCCACCGTTCAGGCGCTTGTAGATCAATCGCGCAACGAAGGGACATGGGTAACGTTCGATGTTGTCTATGACGGGGCTTTACCGTTCACATTCAAAACATTTACTAATCAGCGCGGTAATGACTTGAGGGAGTCAATCACATTATCCGTGGAAGCAAACACACTGGTTTATCCGGCATTGTCATTCGATTACACCAACGAGAAAACGGCAGCTTATATAGGTGGCAAGGGTGAAGGGACGGCGCGATTAGTGGGGACTGCAACCAGTGATGCTATCAATGATAGTGTATGGTCACGGCGCGAA